CACTTCACGACCCTCAGAATCGTAGGGAAGATGGTAGTGTGAAATGGAATTGGGTCGATTCAGACCTATGGTTACATCCTGAATCCAAGAAGTTCTCAGACGATGAGAAGATAGAAGCATTGGATTTCTTTCCTGACGAGGAAGTGCCTGTTTGGGGTGAGTTCGAACCAAGAGTAACACATCCATTACCATAAAAAAAGTTTGAAATATTTGAAGAAAAGACTTGACTTTCTCGTTTTTTCTTTGTATATTCTTATATGATTAAAGAGATAATAATTAACAAAATAAAAAGGAATTAAAAATGGCTTACATGAATCAAGAAAAGAAAAAGAAATTAGCTCCCAAGATTAAGGAAATCTTGAAGAAGTACAACATGAAAGGAACACTTAGTGTTGATAACTATTCTACCTTGAATCTTAACCTAAAGAGTGGTAGTATTGATTTTGGTACTGACCAAATAAATGAGTATTGGTACAAAGACCACTTCGAAGATAATCCTGAAGCATTAGCATTCTTGAGTGAAGTCATCCCAGCGATGAATGTCGGAAACCACGACAACTCTGATATCATGACAGATTACTTTGATGTTGGTTGGTATATTTCTGTCAATCTTGGAAAGTGGGATAAACCATATATTTTAAATTAATTGAAAAAAGTACTTGACTTTCACAAAAATAGTTTGTATATTCATTAGTAATTAAAAAAGGAAAAAAACAAAATGACAAAAACACACGAATTTATTTTAGGAGAAACTGACTCTTCAACAGACTTTGAGGGTCATATTTTAGATGTTGAGTATGTGATATCGAGTGTAAGTGATGATGTGAAGGTTGTGGATATGTGGAGATATTGGGATAGTAAGAATCACAATCATTCCTCTCCTGATGAGTCTGATGAGATGAGATTACCTTGGTTAAGTGAGGGTTTTAAGGAAAAGATGTACGCAACACTTAGAGGAGTGGAGGGAATTACATAATGTCATTAGAAAGTTATATAGAACTTCGGTTGAGAACTATTCGTGGAAATTCAAAAATTAAAAAAAGTAAGAAAGTCAAAAAAAAGGAATCAAAATGAGTTGGACAAATACAATGAAATCATTTAGGTTTGTTATAGAACATCCAATAACTGGAAAAAATTGGTCATTCACCGACCATTTAAGTATCGCCGATGAAAGTAAGAGTTGGTATATAACCAAAAGGATGAAAAAAATGTTCGAGTGGAAGGATACTGGTAAGGTCGTGAGGATATCTCAAGATGTGAGTGGTTTAGGTCGTAGGTTTAAAATGGTCTATTCCGAATCCAAAGGTTGGGTCGGAGCAGATTTAACAAAAGTCAATCCATATAATTAAGGAGTAAAAATGAGAAAAATAATCAAGTTCAAAAATTCAAAACCTGTTTTCGTAGTTGAAAAAGGAATCAAGTATCAAGTCATGGATTTGGGTGGTCATAAGATGAAGGTTAGGGTCAAGAGTGAGGAAGAGAAAAAAAGGGATAGTGAATTATTTCAAAGTTATAAAAAAAAGTGAAAAAAGTACTTGACTTTGTCATTTTTTCTTTGTAAGTTCTACTATGATTAAAGAGAGAATAACTAACAAAAAGGAAAAAAATATGAAACAAGATTTTGGAAAATCAATCGAAAGACTTCTTGATGGAATCAAGAGTGATTACGCTAAGTGGTCTTCACCTCAAAGTGTGGATGACGATAGGATGAAAGAGACCAAGTTAAGGATGATTGACGAGTTCAATCAAGGTGTTAGGGTTAAGTTTGGTAGAAAATACACCAAAGTCATTCAAGGTAGTTCTGTTTGGGGATTCATCGCGAATGACGATGGAGTTCTCAAGGGAGTTCCTTACAAGAAAGGTGATGTCTTCAAAGCCGCTGGATGGAGAGCACCAGCTAAGTGGCAGAGAGGTTCTATCTTCGATAGTGGAACTAATTGGTTTAGATGGACAGGACCGAGGTACTTATAATGAATAAGATTAAGAACTTTCTACTATTTTGGTCTTTTATGAGTTTGTTTGGATTGTGGTACTTAGATATCACACCAACAGAAGCTTGGTACTTATTGGACACTTTACCTAACTATATTAAATATGAGGTTTTATAATGACTAAAAAAGAAATGTTAGAATACTTAGAATGTATTGATGACGCTTTAACAGACGCTTACAATACAGCTCATGAAGGAGAAATCAATAGTGATTCCATATTCTACATGGATACAGCAAAAGATTTGATGGGTGAATTGATTCATAGAGTTGAAAACAATATTACTATCTCGGATAAGGAGAAGCATGACTTCGATGAAGCCATGAATGGTGAGTTGATGGGACCTGATGGTTTACCACTAAACTTTCCATACAATAGTGGAGATGGTGAAGGTAGATTAAAAGGCAAAAATTAATGTTGTTTTGAGAAATTAAGACGATATATATATACGAGTCGATTAGGATGTTCATTCATCACTGCAAGCTCTTCGAGACTACTGGTTCGACTCGTAAGTTTTTTGAAAATTTTGAAAATAAAAGTAGAGAGAGTAATTAACTCTCTATGGGGATTGACCGAATAATGGGTGACTTTGAAGCCCATAAGGTAATCCGCCGAGATGTTGTGGTGACTAACCTACCGCCAAATGTGGTGGTCATAAGAAACGGTTTCGTAGACATACGACTCGGAATGTACTTTTAGAAATAAGAACAGCGATTCTTAGACCTCTTTGTGGGTAAGGGTAATACTGAAGTCCCACCTCGTGACCGAATAAGCTAGTCTCAGAGAGTTAAGGTAATGACACGGAAGTTGTTTTCGCTCCAACGATAACTAACCATTATTGAGGAGAACTATCGTAACTGATAGGTGTTAGATAAGAGGTATATAAAATCTGAGCTAAAAGTTGTAGTGTAATTCGCAGAATCCTACATCCCAATATTTTCAAACCTTGGAAAGTATCTTTACAGAATTAAAAGATGAGAAGGGTGTGTTTGTATTCCCTAACTTTCCATTTATTTTAGGTGGTGAGGCTTTCTTACATATACCGATAATTAAATTTATCTAAAACTCACCACCTTTTTTTTAGCTAAAAATAATTGAATATTTTATCAAAAGGTTATATTTATATTTGTCAAAGGTCATACCAATGACAATTAATAATTAACAAATTAAACATAAAACATAAGGAGAATATCGAATGGATATTAACGCAGTACGAAAGAGATTAGCTCAGTTACAAACAACTAATACTCGTACCACAAATCTGTGGAAACCCCAACCGGGTAAAACTCAAATCAGAATAGTACCTTACAAACTACAAAAAGACACTCCGTTTATTGAGCTGTTTTTTCATTATGACTTAGGTGGAAAGTCTTATCTTTCACCAACTTCATTTGGAAGACCTGACCCAATCGAAGAGTTTGCTGACAAGTTAAAGTCAAGTGGTAATCGTGAGGATTGGAGACTTGGTAAGAAGTTAGAAGCAAAACTTAGAACTTTCGCTCCTGTGGTTGTTCGTGGAGAAGAAGCACAAGGTGTAAAGTTTTGGGGTTTTGGTAAAACTGTTTATCAAGAATTACTATCAATCATAGCAGATCCTGATTATGGTGATATCGCTGACCCATTGAATGGTCGTGATGTTGGAGTTGAGTTCCTAACCGCAGAGGAGACTGGAGCGTCATTCCCAAAAACTAACATCCGTGTTAAACCAAATCAAACACCTATCACAGAGGATAAGGCACAACTTGAAAATATCTTGGAGAATCAAAAAGACATTACCGAAGTTTATCAAGAGTTATCTTACGATGAACTAAGTGAAGCTCTTAATAATTGGTTAACTCCTGATGGAGAAGAAACAGAGGAAGCTAAAGAAGAATCTGTACCAGCATCAACTTTAAAAACAGCAGTTAGTACAACTGAAAATGTAAGTGATGCTTTCGATGACCTTTTTAATTCTTAATAGATAGGAGACCTAAATGGCCTTAGCAGTCAAAGACGAGCTAGCACAGGTTCTTGCCGATAATCTAAATAAGAATTTCAAAAACAACCGTGTAGCTTACTTTTTAGATGGAAGTGATTCCACTCCTACCGACATCAAGGAGTTTATATCAACTGGTTCATCTATCTTAGACTTAGCTATTTCCAATAGACCAAATGGTGGTATAGCCGTTGGTCGTATAACCGAAATCAACGGATTGGAAAGTAGTGGTAAATCTTTGATAGGAACTCACATCCTAGCAGAAACTCAGAAGAAAGGTGGACTTGCTGTCTACATAGATACTGAAACATCTGTTAGTCGTGAGTGGTT